CCTTCAATTGCTTTATTGTTTGAACTTTGATAACCGTTCCTGTGATGCCATGAATCTGCTTCTGATGGACTTCTTAAACTTTCTAAAGTGATTCCAGCAAAATCCTTACTTGTTTTGTGGTGTACGTGATGAGTGTATATGTATCTGTGTTTACATTCGCTCCAATAGTTAGCAGCTTCATCAGCAACAACCATAGGTAAAGTGTTATTTGAACAGCCATCTCCATGTGTTGTGGCAATTAAGTTAGAATGATATTTAAAATACTTTCTATGAGATATTGAACAGTCAAAGTCAATATTATCACATTTTCTAAACCATGTTTTTATGGTGTCGCTTAGAAAGAAACTACTTTGATAATCATGGTTAGAAGGATTAAAAACAAAAGTAATATCAGCAACTCCCATTAAATGTTCTAATATATCTATGTATAATTGTTTAGCATTTAGAAAGTTTTCATACCACATACCATCTGTATCTTGTGGTGTTCCGCTTGTTGTAGTTCTTTTAGGTGTGTCTACATGTAGAATATCATTTCCAGCAACGAATAATATTTTATCTATATTAAAGCCGTTAGACTTGTCTAAAATACCTTGCACACCTTCATGAACTCTTTTAACTGCTGTTTCAGTGTCGTATTTGCTGCCTGTTTCATATATAGTAGATAGTTTACCAATATGAACATCTGCTGGATCAATAACTAACAAATGACCATCTTTCTGCTTTTTTCTTTTTATTTTTTTATAAGCTGGAGAATGTTTTTTTAACTCCTGAATAATATCATCTTTAAACTGATTATAAGCTCTAGTTCTAAAAGATGGATTTTTAACAAATAAACTGGACTCTTTATTTTTAATCCAAAGGTGTTTGACATCATCAACATCAACATTGTTAAAGTCTGCTTCTTTTTTTATCCTTCTGTAATTTTGAATAACATCAATTTCATCTGCTGTTACTCTCATTTTAGGATTGCCCTTGTCCTTGTATCTTTCGTGGTGTTTTTTCATGGTTTGCGCCTAGCAATGCTTCCAAAATAGTAACCTACTATTGAAAGTACAATGCCTTCTACAATTCCTGTTGTATGTATCATTAGTTCTTTGTTATGTTCAGGAACTGTAATAAAAACAATTGCATAGACTAGAAATAAAAAACTAAATAAACCAACAATTCCTGTTAAGTTCATCATCCAGTCTTTTGCGCCTGTTTTCATTATTTCTACTTCACGCTTTCTAGCTGAATCCCTATCTTCTACTTCTAATTTGTAAAATTCAACTGCTTGCTGATGAAGCATTTTCTTTTCTTCTCTTGTAAGCTCAGGTTCTACATCAATTAAATTCTTGACTACTCCCATTACTCCCTTATCAGGAAGCAAATCTCCTACTACATCAAGTATTTTAGGAGCTTTATCTTTTAGTAATTTACCTAGTTTACTATCTTTTAGCTTTTTCATTCTTTATATAATCTTTAGCTGCTTTGCTTTTAGGTTTAAATCCTTTTGGCTGAAACTCTAAATATTCAAGTTCAGCATCAAAACATGGACATGACTTCATCCACTCGTGCTTCTCTACTCCATCCCCGTCCTTATCTACACTTAAATCTCTATGCCCATGAATTGTTGCTTTTGGATATATGTGTTTTAATTGCTTAATTAATTTTATTAATAGTTCCTTTTGTCTTGGTGTTCTAGTGTCTTCGGGTTTGCCTGTTTCAGGATTTAATCCACCTACATAGCATATTGCAGCAGCATATTTATTATGACCTTTTGCTGATGCTGGAATCCTGTGTAAAGGCCTTCCGAATTCTAATTGTGTTGCTGTTATTACATAGTGATAACCTATGTCCGACCACGAGCGGGGTGCTGATGTATGCCACCTTCTTATTTCATCTGCTGTAATATTGTTTTTTCTAGTTGCAGAACAGTGAATGTGAATTTCTTTTATTTGTCTATTCATCCTTATATCTTTTAGTTGCCGTTCTTTTTTTCGCGTTGGAGATCAAACGGTTTTCCATTTTCACGATCTTAACTTTAAGATGCGTATTTTCTTTGATTAAGTCATCAATCTTATTTTCTAGTTCTGATATTTTTGCAGTTAGGTTTTTAATCTGTTCAGTAAATACATTATCAACCCTTTCTTCTTTCTTTGCTCCTATGTCAATCTTTTGCTTAACGATAGACCAAATTTCTTTAATCCCTAAAGCACCTACTAAAGAGGATATTATTATTAATAATGATTCATTCTCCATTTTTATATTATTTACCTTGTCCACGATATTTCTTTTTATACCCTACTTGTCCTTTGCTAGCATTTTTGCTATGCACTCCTTTTCTTTTCTTTTTCGGCCTTCCTAATATGCTAATGGAATATTTCATTCAGGCATAGGTTCTGACCATTCAGCTTTTGCCATCAGTTCTAAAACTTCGGTATGATTTAAAACCTCAACAGGTGTTACCGTTCCATCACTTATGAATGTTGGTGTTGTATTGTATTTAATTAAAAATTGTGTTTCATCTAATGACTTTCTTATTGTGTTTTCGCTTGTTTCACCAACTTGTGTAAAATCAACGTTTGCCAAATCTGAAATATTTAAAATTGTATATGTTCTATTGTTTTCCATTTTTTATATTTTAAGGTGTATCTGATTTACGGTCTGATTCTTCCATATTATTACTTGTAGCATTGTTTCCTCCGCTACCTTGATCAGTTAGTGTCCAATCACCTGTACCGCCTGGATTGCTAAATGTTGCTTCCTCTCCCATTCTATACCAAGCTACTAGATTACTAGAACTTGCATTTGTTAAACTTTCTAAATCATTTGGAACGCCACTGTTGTAAATCTCTGTAATTGCATCACTGCTTAATTCTGTGTCCCAAATAGACATCTCATCTATATTTCCATTAAAAAATCTTCCATTTGTTCCAAAACCTCTACCAATATTATTCATTGTTAAAGATGACGAGGCAGCTCCTGTCCCTGACCCTGCGTCTGTATTCAAAACACCATCAACGTAAACATTCAAAATTCCCGTAAGTGAAGTGTTACCGTTGCCAGTAAAAATTATATTATGCCATTCACCATCATTTAAGCCGTTTGCTATATTGTATTTAATACCAACGCTTACTGAATTGCTAATACTCCATCCAATTCCAGTTCCATTAACCCAAGCTAAAAGATATCTTACTGGTGAAGCAATTGAACCAATCTGCCAAAAACAATCAAAACCTGCTGAATAAGTCCATTTTGCCCACCAAGAAACAGACCAAGGATTGGAAAAATCATTTATTACATCAGTAGTTTGTCCAATTTGGAAATACTCATCCACTCCATCGAATGAAAATGACTTAGTACTAGAAAAAGGTGCTGCTGTGATGCCTACTGTTTGACCGCTTTGCACACCATCAACAGTATATGTAATGATATGACTATCTATAGTAGAAGCAGATAAATCAATTTGACCTGTTGAACTATTAAAAGTTCCTGTATCTACAAACACTAAACCAGCAGAAGCATTAAAAGAACCTCCAGTAGTTCCTGTTATAGTTGGTGTTGGATCAGCATCTGCTTGTGTAAATGTACTAGCTGAATAACTAAATGCAGCACTTGTTCCTACTATTGCTGTTTCTCCTGCGTAGCTTTCAGCATAAATAGAAGCAGCACCAATAGTGTTTTGATATTTACCAAAACCGTTATCATTGTTCTGCGTTGCCTTACCCCATCCTATTGTATTTGCCATAATCTTAAGTTAAAACCCATCCGCCGAAATCATCTGAATAATCAGGGCTAATGTCATCATTACTATTTGTAAAATATTCAGGAAACATGCTACTTGCATTAAAATTTAAAAAGTCAATCATTCTTGTGGAATAATACTGAGCAGCATCTCTTTCTTTTTCTACCATTTTATCAATTTCTTCTCCTGTTAGTGCTGTTGCGTTTTCAGGATTGTTTCTGTACACACCGCCGTTTCCAATTGTAACACTTAAATAAGGCAAAGCATACATCATTGCATAATGGATTAAAGTTGGTTTGATGTATTCTGAAACCAAAGTCAAGTAATTGCCTGTTAGTGTTTGTGGATTTGCAGCTATGTCAGCAGATATTTTGTCATAAAGTTTTGTTCCTAATAACCTTTGAATGTCTATATCTTGGGCCATGTCTATATATGGAAGCAGTTTATCAGTGTCAATGTTTCCATTAGCTGCTGTGAACCTTACTAAATCTTTTCTTTGTATGAATAATGCTTTTGCCATTTTATTTCTTTTTAGGTGGATTTACAAAACCTTCATTAGGCAT